CAAAGATAATAGACGACATTATTACAAAGAAAACACCAGAGCTTCCCGTATCACGCAACACGGAACTACTTAATGATCCAGTTGGAGAAATATTAGAGGTTATCCCAACTAAAGTACAACGAGCAACAGAAGTTGCGCCATCACAATATCAACAATACATAGATCAATTTAAACAAATACGTGATGTAAGTAAAACTAAACCTTTAACAGTAGGTGGTAAAAAAGAAAGATTCGGTTCTGCTTTATATGATTACCTTGCACAACATCCTGCTAATAAACCATTACCTGCAGATCAATGGATAAAAGAATTTTCAAACTTTAATAGATTAAGTTCTTATGAGATACCAGTAGCAGGTGCAAAAATAAGAGCCTCTATTACTAAAGAAGAATTGTTTGATACTAACATAGCTCAATTTGATAAAGAAGGAAAAGTTGTTGGTGGGTTTTTAAGATTAGCACAAGAAAATAATTTACCAGTATCAAAATTAGATTTAATGCAAATGGTTGAAAAATCACCAGCAGTAAACACTGTCATTAGAAGATTTAAATATCAAAACCCTGAAAAAATAAAAACTGATATTGATTCTTATATTCAAGAAGAACTAAGAATTTACGATGATGCATCAAAAAAGATTAGTGAATATTATGCTGGGCTTCCTTCATCAGAACAAGCAAGAACTGCAACCTCAATCGAAAGAGTTCAAAAAGGAATAATGGATTTAAAAGCTGAATCAGTAGGTGTTAAGGCAAGAGTTGAAAATGCTTTAGAGGGAGGGTTATTACCTGAAAGATTAGCAAAAGATTATTTTACTTCAATAAAGGAAACAGGTAAATCAAATATAGGAATAGGTCGATTAAATCAATTTATTAGAGATGAATTAAGCATTAACCCTGATAAATTTATATCTACAGAAACTTTGACTGCATTAGCAAATAAAGGCAGAGCAACTGCAAGAAATATACAAACACAAATTAATCAAGGCTTAACGCCAAGATATGGAGAGCAATTCAGTTACAGAATACAAGGTGCTGAAGATTATTATGAAGATGTTGCTTATATTAAAAAAATTCCATTTGATAAAGATGTTAAACCAGGAACTTTATCTGCACAAAAACATTACGAAGAAGTAGCAGGTGAAACTTTTAAAAATCAAATTTATCACAATAGATATGGAAAGAGATCTTTAGAAGGTAATCCAAATAAAAAAGTATTTGCTATAGATGAAATACAATCTGATATTCAAGCAGTTGCTTTTCCAGCTGATCCAACAAGAACTAAAGTTATAAATCCATTTAATAGTGAACAAGAATTTAATCAAGCGAACGTAGCTTTAAATAATATTAAAGATAAAATGAAAGCTATTACAAGTAAAGGTGCAGCAATTACAGATAAAGATAAAGTTGAATTTAGAAAACTATCTTCTAATTTTGAAGAACTTAGAAAAAAAACTATGAATGCTTCTAATGTTGCTAAAATTAAAGATAGGTATGGTAGAGATGGAGATGTTCCTTATTTACCATTTTTTGACAGATCTTCATATGGTGATCATGCATTAAAACAAACTTTAAAAACTGCAGCAGAAAATAATGTAGAGTGGGTTGTTGTTAATCCAGTTGAAAGATTACATGCATTAAGAAATTTAAGTCCAAGTGGAGATAAACCATTTTATGGCAAACTGGGAGACTGGGAGTTTTATGGTGATGCAGGAGGTAAAGCTGGGAGACTGGGAGTAAGTGCAAAATCAGATAGAGCTGGAGAAACAAAACTTACAAACCCAAAGCAGTTTGCAATTATACCTGATCGTATGAGAGATTTAGCAAGACAATACAATTCTGAAGCAAAAACAATTAATGTATCTTTATCTGATCCTGAAAAACCTTTTAAAGTANTTGAAAAACTTAACTTAGATGAAAAATCAGCAAAAGCTTTGGGTGTTCCAAAACAATTACAACAACANCATATAGCTGCTTTTAAAANTAAAGAGGAAGCTGTTGCTTGGCAATCTATAACTGGAAAACGTGGTGAAATAGTAAAAATGGAAGCTAATGATCCAAACCTTTATTACCCTGCCTTTGGTATTAAAATTACTGATACAATGAAAGGTACACCCTTTAAACTATACAAAAAAGAGGGCGGTCTAGTCGTTAATATATTTGCGTGATACTATAATATTTGCTATAACAAATCACTAAATCATGGCTGAAATAGATAAAAATAATCCAACTCAAGATCCTATCCTTGAAGAAAAAGAAGTCGATATAGAAATTGAAACTCCAACTGAAGAGGGTGAAGTAGAGGAAACTACAGAAGAAACAGAGGAAGATTTTTATAAAAATTTAGCCGAAGATATGGACGATACGATATTATCTCGTATGGCAGGAAGTTTAATTCAAGATTACAGAAAAGATAAAGTTTCAAGACAAGATTGGGAACAGACGTACACACAAGGTCTAGATTTACTAGGGTTTAAATACACAGATCAAACTAGACCCTTCCAAGGAGCATCGGGTGTAACACATCCATTACTAGCTGAGTCAGTTACACAATTTCAAGCACAAGCTTACAAAGAATTATTACCACCTGAAGGACCTGTAAGAACACAGGTTGTTGGAGCTGCAACTCGTGAAACTGTAGAACAAGCAAAAAGAGTTGAGAATTTTATGAACTACATGTTGATGGAGGAAATGCAAGAGTACACTCCAGAGTTTGATCAATTGCTATTTTATTTACCAATATCAGGATCTACGTTTAAAAAAATTTACTATGATGAAATAATGCAAAGAGCAGTTGCTAAATTCATTCCCGCGCAAGATTTAGTAGTGCCTTACTATGCAACAGATTTAAAAGATTGTGAAAGAATTACACACATTATTAAGATGAGTGACAATGAAGTTTTAAAAAAACAAAGAGCAGGATTTTACAGAGATATAGAATTAACAGTTAAGAGACCAGAAGAAAGTAATTTAAAACAAAAACTTGATGAAATTGAAGGTGTTAAACCTGCAGGAGATACAGATTTTCAACACAACATATTAGAAATGCATGTTGATTTAGATCTAGAAGAATACGAAAAAAATCCTGTTACATCTAAAAAAAATAAAAATATTAAAATTCCTTACGTTGTAACGATTGATGAAGGCTCTCAAGAAATTTTATCTATCTATCGTAACTATAGTCCTGAAGATGAATTAATGAAAAGAACAGAATATTTTGTTCATTATAAATTTTTACCAGGTTTAGGGTTTTATGGTTTTGGATTAATACATATGATAGGTGGATTATCACGAACAGCAACCTCAGCATTAAGACAATTACTTGATGCAGGTACTCTAGCTAACTTACCAGCAGGATTTAAATCACGAGGCATAAGAATTCGTGATGATGACCAACCTTTTCAACCCGGTGAATTCAGAGATGTTGATGCACCAGGTGGAAATATTAAAGATCAGTTCCAACTTTTACCATTTAAAGAGCCAAGTCCAACTTTATTTCAACTTTTAGGCTTCTGTGTACAAGCTGGACAACGTTTTGCATCCATTGCAGACATGCAATTAGGTGAAGATAGTGCAAATCGAGCTGTTGGAACAACAATTGCACTCTTAGAACGTGGTTCAAGAGTTATGTCAGCAATTCACAAACGAATTTATTACACAATGAAGCAAGAATTTAATCTTTTGGCTGATGTTTTTGCAACTTATCTACCTCCGGTCTATCCATATGCAGTTACAGGAGCAGATCGAATTGTAAAAGTAGAAGATTTTGATGACAAAGTTGATGTTATTCCAGTTGCGGATCCAAATATCTTCTCAATGGCTCAAAGATTTACACTTGCACAAACACAATTACAAATTGCACAGTCAAATCCTCAAATGCATGATCTAAGAGAAGCGTATAGACGTGTTTATGAAGCAATTGGCACAAGAGAAATAGATTTATTAATGCCACCACCACAAGAACCATTTGCACAAGACCCTGCACTAGAGAATGCAAGAGCATTAAAGATGGAATTATTACAAGTATTCCCAGAACAAGACCATGATGCACATATCGCGGCTCACGGAGCATTTATTCAAAGCAGAATGATACAAATTAACCCTATGGTGTATGCATTACTACAGGGGCACATATCAGATCACATTTCATTTAAAGCACAAGGAGAAGTTGGTGCAATGATTGCTGAATCAGAAGAAATGAATATGATGGCTCAACAAGATCCAGCAGGATTTGAAATACAATTTAATTCTATGGTTGCAAAACGAATTGCAGAATTAACAACACAGCTTATTCAAACAGAAGGTGGTACACAACAACAAGATCCACTAGTAGCTTTGAAACAAAGAGAATTAGATCTTAAGGCTATGGACATTCAAAGAAGAGCTCAAGAGACTCAACAAGATTTAGAACGTAAAGAAATAGAACTTGAAGAAAAATATGATATTGAAAGAATGAAAATGGAAAATCA